ATGTTTTCAGGCGTCAAGATACGTAAGGCTTGCTGGGCTTTTTCAGTATTGTAATTATAATACTGCTTCACCACCTCAAGGTCTTCAATTTTATCAGCCTTTAACCATTTGTTATACCTCTTACGAGGTCTAATGGTATTTATACTATTAAGAAAATCAAACTGGAGCTTTTTATCCAGATGGGGACGACTATTCATTTCATTTGCTGCAATCACCGTGTCAGCACCGAAACTTAAACTTTTATTGATCACATATGCGTTATACTGCTTCTCACTCCATTCATCAACAATCAATTGTTCTTTCGAGTAGTGAATACTATTCACGAAATCAAAAGGACTGATTTTTGGTGTTTTATACACTTCAACAACAGATTCCTCAACCAGTTCTCCATCAAGATTCATCATGGCTATTCCTTGAATGAACACGCTGCCATGATCTCAGTTAGACAGGCTACAAGATTGATTTCTGCATCAGCAACAAATGCCGCCTTGTACTGATAATCTGCAAGTAGCAACACCAACTGTGGGACTTGCACCACTTCAGGCAAGAGAAAATCATAGAGCTTTCGAAACAGCACATTTGGATCATTATCAAGATTGTTCACCACCCAATTGCGCATCTTTTTGAAATCTTTCTCCCGCAATGATGTCAACAATTCCTTGATGTTATCGTCGGAAATACTACTGAGAATACCTGCATCAATTACTCCTGATGAAGAATACCGCTGAAGTTCATTGAGAACACGGCGATAATCTGGGAAGTGCTTGTTCAACAATTCAGCAACCACTTTATTGTCAAATGTGACATTTTCTGCTGTTAGAATTTCTTGAAGGCGCTTGAAAAACTTTGCTGCCACAACAGGACGATCTTCCTTGTTCAATTTGAAATCAATAACAGTGGTGCGACTATGAAGCGGAGGAATAATTCGATTCTTGTAGTTACATGTAAAGATGAAACGACAATTCTTACTGAATTCTTCAATGAATCCACGAAGGGCAGGTTGTGTGGAATTGGGATTCAGATAATCCGCCTCGTCAAGAATCACAACTTTGATTTTACCTGCCAGAGAAACTGTGCTAGCAAAATCCTTGATCTTGGTTCTCAACACATCAATACCTGATTCCTCAGATCCGTTAATAACAATGTAATCACATCCCAATTCTTCACACAGGGCACGGGCAATTGTTGTCTTACCCGTGCCCGCTGTGCCAGACAATAACATGTTAGGGATATTATCTTGATTCACAAACTCCTGAAATGTATTCTTCAACTCCGCCGGAAGAATACAATCAGAAATTGTCCGCGGACGCCACTTCTCAACCCAAAGAAACTGCTCACGATTTCCTTCCATAAATTACACCTTTGATGTAGAGTCGGCAGCAATAAGATATGTTAAATCTGAATTGGATGATTCAAAGAAAAACACCAACACTTTACCAGACTTGGCAATGGCGTTGGACACCCGTACGGTGTAATCACCTGGCACCACCTTGAAACTATCAATTGCCATCTTCACATTGAAGGATTGTTCTGAATCTCCAAGTGCCTTTTTATATGAATGTGAAGTGGAATTCTTGGGGTCATTGATACTCAACATCACCTTGCCATTATCCGACACGATGTTCAACATGGTTGCTGATACAATGCTAGCCGTTTTCACAATGGTGTTGATGTCAGTTGCTGTCATTTTAAATACATAAACATCTTCCATCTGCGGCGGCTGTTCGTTAGGGGCAGTCACCAACGATTCATCAGCATAGAAGTATTCAATTTCTCCCCCATTTTCAGAATGAATCACCAAACTCTTTTCCCGGAAATCCACATCAGGATTCTGTGACACGGAAATCAATGAAAGAAGCTGATTTAAATCATAAATGGCAAACTGCCGAGGAAATGTTTCTTCGACAATGGCACGTGCCTGAATACTATTCACAACATTGCGTGTTGCCAACTTATTTCCTTGCTTAACCAGCAAGTTGCTGCTAATCTGAGCGAAACTCTGTAGCAGAGACAAGGTCTTGGAACTAATTTTCATCGTTTAAATTCTCCTCAAAAGGTAAATAACTATCGTGAACATGTAGTAACATAATACTGTAATGAATGATTTTCAAGATGTCATCACGATTATGTCCATTCTTTTTCCCATACCGCTGTGCATACTTCATGATATTACCAACACAAAATCCCAAGCCATGTCCGCCGTCAAAAATGAATTCGGATGCTTGAAATTTAGTGCGTGAGTAATGTTTATTATATGTGGCATCAATGTACGCTTTCATTTCATGAAGTGCACGGTCTTCATGAAACCGATATTCAATGGACTTGGTCATACAGGGTTTTTCACAATGGGCCTGTTGTCACCATGGACATCACACAATGTTTGATACCATCCTCCACTCCGAAGGGCACCTGGGTTGCCACATGTTTCACAAATTTCAAAACTACGCTGTTCCACATCTATGATCCTCTTGTCCAATACACCATGCATCACATCAGTATAGATGCGCAACCCACCCCATTTTTCCTTCACTTGGATGATCTTCACAGACGTTTTCATTGTGGACATCATGTCAAACACCTCATTCACCAATGATGCCCATCCATCACCCACCGACTGCAAGGCAAGTTCCCGATCATACCCTTCATGAATGACATACGTTGGATACCGCGGACTTACATTTTTCATATGAGTTATTCCTCAATTAAATCTTCAACAATGGAATCCGGAATATCTACCATCCGGAACGGACCCTTCATATCAACACGCGATTTTGTTTTTTGATCTGCGTGCTCCCACATGCCTCGTAAATAGGCGTTCTTTAACATAACAAGCAATTCAGATTTTGTCAAGTGTCTCATATCATTTAAAGTGATTTATCTTTATCTAATTCATGTTCATAAAAATAATTCACCACGGCATCATCAAATGCCTTTTCAGTAAACGTCAGACCAACCATCAAGGTTTTAAATGCCTCAAACACTGTATTGGCTTCACAGTCGTTGGGAAGTTCAACACTCACCTTTCTGTTGTATGCACTTGCCATCAAGGTCAATTCTTTGTATTTGTCAATTCCATACATGATGTTTAACTCTCCTGTTAAAAGGAAGAAGGAACTGTTTCCTCTGCTTCATTCTCTGTGGTTGGCATTTCCACACCGGCATCCACCTTGGTGTAAAGATCCAAGAAACTTGTCTTGGTGTCCTCGTCGAAGCGCGCGATGCAAAGATTGATCGCCTTCAAGCGGTCATTGAACATGGCAAAGGCGTTCACAATATGCGCAAGACGGCGAGTGGAGATGAGATCGTCAATGGCACCGTCCTTGAACGTCTTGCGAATGATATCTGACCACATCACCAGTTTGTCAGCAAAATCCTCATCCACCTTTTCCACACGCTGCATCTTCTTCATGATGATCTTCTTTTCCACCTTCAGGGACGGATATTCCTGCTCAATGGTGATGGCAAAGCGCTCAAGGAAGGCATCGTCAAGAATTTGAGCTGTCATGTACTTGCCATCACTGGTGCCTTGTCCCTTGGTGTTTGCTGTTGCCACGATATTGAAGCCAGGTGCGGGGTAAATTGTTTCACCTGTCTTTTTATTGAAATACGGCTTGCCCTCCAGAATTGGCTGCAGGCACATCAGTTTGTTGCTGCCGCGATCACATTCATCAAGAATAAGCACCGACCCTCGCTTCATGGAGATGATCACGGGCCCTTCACGATTCACTACATTGCCATTCACCAGTGTGTTGCCACCAATAAGGTCATCCTCGTCCGTCTCAATGCTAATGTTCACACGGATGCATTCACGCTTCAGATTAGCACACACCTGCTCCACCATTGTGGTCTTGCCATTGCCTGACATTCCAGTGATGAATACCGGATAAAACTGCTTTGAACTGATAATGGTTGTCAGGTCTTTATGAAATCCATATGCCACATAGGTATCATCCTTGGTGGGGATGATGTCATTCACTTCCATCTTGAGCTTTGGCTGCACAAGAAACATTGCTGTGTCTGGAATAGAGGATGTGACTGCCGGCGTGGGCTGTGGTCGGCCTGGCATGGCGTCGATGGTATACAACCCACGCTGAATTTTGTTATTATGATTCGACAAAAATTTGCCAGGATTTGCTCCAACAGTTTTCGCCACATCTACAATTTCTAGGCGAGTGAACTGCGTCTTGCCCGTGTTGCGAAGAGCGTCTACCAGAATTTGAATCGTCATACCACCTCCATGATGTTGAACCTTCTCATGAGCTTCGAATATATTAAATATAACACCAACGACCTGAAATGTCAAGGGCTACATAAGTCGTTGATTTTACAACACTTACGTAACCCTGTTCCAGGGAGATTATGCCACTTGCTTAATGAATTGGTTCAAAAACACCCGAGAAATTTGCTTAGTGGTTTGCATCTGCTTGAATGCTCGAAGCAGGGTTTTGTTGGGTTTTCCGGTTGTCAACACCCTGCTCATGGTCACCGTATCAACATCAAGATCATCATCGGAGACAACATAATACACATCATATCCCTTTTGCTTAATCCCGAAATATTTTTCCTTGGACTGTTCTTTATACTGCTGTTCAAAGGCTTCGTAATTGAAATCTTCTTCACGATGTGCCCGAGCCATTACTGTGCTTTTAGTAAGTCGGGTTAGGTAAATACCAATTACACGAGAATCGGTGATGTTTTTATACATGTCAAGCAAACTGTTGGTGAGGCGAAACACTTGATTGCTCACCACCTGATGCCGGTTCTTTTTATTTTCAATAACAGCGCGTGAGCGCAGATGACTTACATTTCCATCTGCATCCATGTACCCAAGACCATAGGATGCATCACCGTCCGTGAGGATGATGGTGTTCAACACTTCAACACGATGCTTCTCCTTGAATTGTTCAGCCAACTTTCGAAGAACCAGAATGCTTTCATTCAACGGCGTACCACCCAAATACATGTTCTTTGGAATTGAAAATTCTTGAGCATGTCCAGAATAATACCGGTGTGAGCCGCGGCGAAATCCTTCTGCGGTAAGAAGAAGATTCTTAATGGCATTATTGAATTCTCCAATGCGCATGCCCGAGTGCACAAATTGTTTCAGGCGGAACCTTTCATTTAAAATTTGAAGATCACCTTTTGCATCACTGTTACGATCAGTGGAATCAAAACTGGTGCAAGAATTCTTCCAATGATCCACGGAGACGATGGACTTCCATCCAATGGATTTGAAATATTCAATTTCATCTTCCGTGTGTCCCGTGTCAAAAAATCCATAGACATCAAATGGAATATTCACCTTTCGGCAAAACAACACCAGAGACACAAGCTGTTCAATGGTGCCTGCAATGCAATTATCCATTGAACTGGACATGTCAACTAGCATTAACATGCCATGATTCTTTCCATTTGGCACCATGGTGGATTGAAGAAACAGATCCTCTGAAATCTGATATTTCCATATTTTATTAATATCGAGCTTACCTGTTTTGCTCACCTTGGCCTTGGCAAACTGTGCCGCGTTCCGACGAAGCTCAAATTCCTTTACAAGATAGGAAATGTAACTCTTGGTGCTTGACATGAAGTTGGTGTACACTTCCTCTCGCTTACTCATCACGAACGGTGAAAAATGCATACCAGCATGAAGCACATGTGCCGGCACCACAAATTTCTTGGTGTCCAGATCCGGCATGGTGACATATGTTGAAGGATATGCTGTATCGTCAATCAGCCTTTCAGAATTTTTCTCTAGTGAATTCTGAGTCACGGATTCAGGAGAATTAACAGCTCCAGCATCACCTGATCGAGATTCCAATTCTTCCATGATCTTTTCCTGCATTTCCTGTGACGCCTTCTCCAGCTGGTCGGCAAGATCCTCACGACCATTGTTGCGAAGATTTTCAATGAGCTTTTCAATTGACTCACCGTCGCCTGCCGCTGCATCATCCAGATTGTTCATGATTTCATCAAACGCCGTTTGCAAATCATCATTTTCTTTTTGTGCCACATCAAACAATTCTTGCGCCAAATTCAGCACATCATCCCAAGTTTCCGCCAAGGCCACGCGGTCAATGAGAGATTGTTCTTCATCATTGAATACTGCGCCAGCACGGGCGCCTAGCTTGAAATGCACATTCATCCGATCCAGAAAAGACAACGACTTCATTTCATCCATGCTATATCCAAAAAATCCGCGATTCACCAGCTCCGTGTACCCATTGTACATGGGGCGACCCAGACCGGGGAACTTTCGCTTCATTTTCTTTTCAATGCGTGCATCTTCAACCAGGTTGAGAATCTGCTTGAAACGGTCGCCTTGTTCTTTTGCCTTTTCCATCCATCCATCCGCAGGAGTGAATAGCGCATGTCCCACTTCATGACGTCATACAAATCAGAGGTGACATCCTTCCAAATAGGAAGCACCAATGTCCGTTCCTGAACATCGAAATATGGTCCACGCACCTGACGATGCTCAATTCGGATGTTTTCTGCTGCCAGTAGCTTACCAAGTGTGCTTTTACTGGTGTTTAGTACGTTCATACCCACCTCATAGAAACAGTTGATGTTCAGGGCTTACATATTAAATGTAACTCCTGAACATCAATTTGTCAAGTGCTGCGTAAGTGCTGTAAAATCAACAACTTATCGTTTTGTTGCCTTGCGGGGTTTGGTGGTTTTCTTGGATTTTGGAGTCTTTTTCTTTGGTGTCTTTGATGTTTTTGTGTTAAATTTGCTATGCAATCGTTTGGTAACTTCTTCTCCCGTCATCCAAATATCCTTGTTGTCAAGAATATTCTTGATTTCTGGTGAAGATAAGAACCCACCATACACATCTTGCCAAAGTTTTTCACTCCACTTACGTTCATGCATGATGTTGTCATACATCTCGCCACCCTTGCCCATGGTTGCACTATGGTAATTATGAAACATGAACATGGAGTGATTGCTAATTTCCCAATTTTTTGCTGACAAAAAGATGATTGTGGCGGCACTCATACATGCTCCTTCAACAGAT